CTACATTGTAGTTTTTAGTAATTCGGCATTCTGGTCCTTTACCTTCTTGAGCTAAACGCTCTGGTTCGGATGAAATCTCTTTGTCGATCTGGTGGCCCCCCGCGACGCTGTCGCGCGTCAATGGCCCGTACCACGCTCGTGGTCCAGCGCGCCCTCTCCTCTTGGTCTCAAATCTTCCTTTATCCTGACATTGAGTTCGTCCCCGACGTTGACTCGTGTACAGGTCTTGCTCGGGAGGTTAAGCGACTTCTTTCCTCGTGTCCCTCTGAGAACGAGTCTGAACGACTGGCTTACCAGTCTATTAAGAAGTTACTTCCCGCTTCCTGCAAGTGTATGGAGGCTGATTTGTTGAAATCCCTGATGGGGACTCTTACGAGCCCCCCGACTCTCTTACCCGCCGGGTATCTGAAGTTCGTTCGTAAACGTGTCCTATCCCTGTTTCGTAAGGGTTGGGACTCGTCTATTTACGAGAACTTCTGTTATGTCAACTCCCCTGGTTTAGCTGGCACCACCGATAGCTCTCGCCTTGAAGGCGGCTGTCTGGGTGCTGTCAACGACCAGGTTACTTTACTGGACAGGAGTCTAGGCTTTACGGCTTATGATACCCGTTCGATTGACGCTCAGTTGATCGTAGTCCAGTCGGCAGGAAAACCGCGAGCCTTGACGAAGTTCTCCTCTGAGGAACTTGTCTTAAGGCCTTTACACAAGTCAATTTATGAGCACCTGTCTAGGACAGTGCCCTGGTTGTGTCGTGGTGATCCTTCTGCAGCGAAGTTGAGGAAGGCGGGGTTTAAGAGGGGGAAGGGAATCCTCGTGTCGGGTGATTATCGATCGGCGACCGATAATCTGTCCCTCGAAGTGGCTGAGACGATCCTTGACGCTCTTTTGGAGACGTCGTTCGTTCCAGAGTCAGTTTGTGCGCATGCACGAGCTGTTCTCCGGCCAACTTTGTGGAATCTTGAGGAGGATATGGAATTTAGAGTCACTCGTGGTCAGATGATGGGGTCTTACTTGTCCTTTCCGTTGTTGTGTCTTCAGAACTTTTTGAGTTTTGATTATGCTAGGACGGAAGCAGGTTTACCTCGGATGCCCATTTTAATAAATGGTGATGATATCTTGTTCCAGTCTTCTGATGAAAGTTTCCCTGAGAGGTGGATGTCGGTCGTTCGCGGGCTCGGTCTTGAAGTAGAGAAAACCAAGACTTCGGTTGACTCAGATTTTGGCACTTTGAACTCTACCCTCTTTAGGTGGGCGGAGGACGGTGACTTATCCGTTGTCCCGACGTTGCGGTTTGGAATGCTTCGTCCGGTTGAGTTCGCCAATTCACTTGGCAGTTCTTTTCATTCGTTTACGCGCGGTTTGCCTCAGGACGTCCTTTGGCGAGCCGCTCGAACGTTCTTCTCCTGGCACCTTGTTTCTCTGAAGTCAGTCCGGCTGTTTCCAGATGAGATGGGGTTTAGGGGAAGCTTGGCTTTTCGAATGAGTAGAATCTTCGGTCTCCTTGGTCGTGATTTGAGTTTGGTTCGCGCGCCTGGCGCTCCAATTCCTCATAACGTTGTGCTCTCCGTTGAATCGTGTACGATGATTCCGGAGGAGTCACTTAGTTCTGAGTTGAAGTTACTCAATGACCGACAGATGGCATCATGGAAGTTCTCTGTTGACTTTCTTGAGTGTCGTGAACGGGCTGCGTTGAGATATTGCCTGCAATTATCTATGACGCGCCGCCCAGTGATCGACTTCTCAGGTCCGGTCTGGAGTTCTCTTACTGATGACTTCAGTTGGAGGAGGGTTCGAAGGGTGAGGTTTTTCCGACCTTTGGTAGAAGGCGGCAAGGTAGTACCAGTTCTTGACTCTGTTCTGCAATCACAGAATGAGAGTCACTGGGAAAACCCGCCAACTTATACTGAAAGTCAGGGAGGGGAGGGTGCGGCAGTTACCATTTCTGAAGGAAAGAACCTTCTGGCTGAGAAATCCCGAAAGGAGGACTCGGTACCAGACAGAGGAGGGTGTCCTCGGGTTCCCGACATCATTTATGGTAACTGGGATTAGAGAGTGGTTCGGGGCGTGACATGCGCTCGCAACGGGGAGAAGTTCTCTGATCGCCAGTTACACTGGTATGATCATTCTCCGAGTATAGCACACAGCAGTCAATGAAATTGATTGTCGTAAGACGAGAAGGCCTCTTCAGGGCGTTTCATGCGGTAATGATGCGGAGCCTAGTAATAGGTCGGCTGAGACTTCGGTCCTCAGCATCCGGGTATGCAAGCATCATCCAATAATTGTGTTAGGGAGTGAAAGGCTATATGGGCTACTGAGGGAGGGGGCTGAAAACCCCTCGACCGGATTGTAGTGCGGCTATATGCATCTTCAGAGCGGGTTCCTACGGGTTAACCTGCCACCGTTGATCTGCGCTGCGTTTTCCTGCGCTTCGTTAACCTTCCAACACAAGGAGAGGAATACAAATGGAATGGCCTGTTGGCGGCGCCTCGCGGCAATAACCGTCTTCAGTAAAAGATTGTGAGTCTGCTTAGGCAGGATGATTGACCGTCAGGTGGGACAGTTAGACCAGAGATTTTCCGAGACGTAGGACTAGCCTTCCGAACTCGTTCCCGCTCCAGGGGGG